ACTAAACCACTATCGTGAACAACCCATATTAATTCTTTAACAGGATGATTGAAATTTAATTTGATTTTGTTAGTAGCAGATTCTTTACCAGTGAATTGTAATTGTTCAATTAAATATTCATGAGAAGATTGAGCGAATTTTCTTCTTTCATCAGTATCTAAATATATATAATCTACCCATAACGAAGCAGATAAGTTAGTTGCTGCACCCGCTCCGTTTTGTAGAACTAATCCAGGTTCTTCAAATTGAATATTAATTTTAACTTCATGATATTGTAAACCTATTAATGGTAAAGCTAAACCAATATTTCTACAGAACCAAAATTCTAATGGTACATATAATGATAAATCAACTAATTCATCACCACCTTTGCCACCAACCATATTATAATAACCTTGTTTTTTTGCAACAGGCATACTTAATTCATTCCAGATATACATCCAATCTGCATAATGTTTATCAATTCTTTGACCACCAATTTCGACTTCAGCATGTTTTATAACTTTTAACCCAAAATATGGTACAAGTTTTTTATCTGTTGTTTTAATAACTAAATAAGCTCTAGATATTAAATCACCATTTCTAGAAATGGTAGCAGTTACTCTTTGACCATAACCAACGGAACCATTGAAAGTTTGTTGTATAGATTCTAAAGCGAAGTTAGTATGTCTTCTGTAAACAACTTTGAAGAATGTAATCTGGGGATTACCTGTTAAATATACATCTTGTGCGCCATAAGCAACTAATTGTAATAGACCCCCTCCCATAATTAATATTATCTAATTTAATATAAGAAAAAAAACATATTTAATTTGAATACGCTAACCCACCCATACCGGATAATATTCTTAATACATTATAATTTATAGCATAAATTAACACAGTACGGTTGGAATTCGCAACGTTCGTTTTAAGATGCAAATGTGCACTATCAATTCTCGACATATTTAGAGTCCCGGATGGTTGATGTTCTTCTGGTTTTAATGCAAAAGAATAAACATTTATACCCCCATTTTTTGGTATATTAGTATGATGTTGATAAGGTTGGACTAAATCAAAATATCTTCCTTCTCTTGCAGCAATTCTATCATTACCATTTAATTTTATAGATGCTTGCGTAAATGGATTTCCTCCACCCACCTCTATATTCGACACATCGCTATAATTATAGTAATTCCGTAATGGATTATTATCTTGTTGCTGGCCGGTCCCAGACCATTTAGATACCCATACTAATTCTTTAACAGGATGATTGAAATTTAATCTAATTTGTTGATTAAATTGTTCTTCGCCTGTAAATTGCAATTGTTCAATTAAATATTCGTGTGATAATTGTGCAAATTTTCTTCTTTCATCAGTATCTAAAAATATATAATCTACATAAATATTACATACTAAGTTTCCAATCTTATCTTTTGCGGTAGTTTCTAAAACTCCACCACTTAAAGCGGTACCGCCATTATTCCACATTAATGCAATTTCATCTTTTTCGGCAAATTCTATTTTAAATTTAACTTCATGATATTGTAAAGCGATTAAAGGTAGAGCTAAACCAATATTTCTACAAAACCAAAATTCTAAAGGAATATATAATTTAGTAGTTTCATTTTCTGGTACAGTCGATAAGTCTTCGCCTATAGCACCAACCATTTTATCATAACCATATCTTTTACCAATTGGTAAGGATAATTCGTTCCAAATAAACATCCAATCTGAATAATGCTTATCTATTTGTTGTCCGCCAATTTCAACAACAACATTTTTTAATAATTTTAATCCTAAATAATCAACATATTTTACATGTTCGGTGGTCGCGTGAAAAGTGCTATCTAACCCATTAACATCAATTTCAACATAAACCCTATTAATTAAATCACCATTTCTCGATACTGTACAATTAATAGTATTTCCAAATTCTGTTTGTCCATTATATGTTTGTTGAATTGATTCAATGGCAAAATTTGTATGTCTTCTATAAACAACTTTAAAAAATGTTATTTGAGGATTACCAGTTAGATAAACATCTTGAGCACCATAAGCAACTAATTGTAAAAGACCACCGCCCATATATTATATATCTTATACTAATAGATTAGAAAAAAATTAACATATAAAAACGTCGGTGAATATGTAATGTATTAAATATGTTTAAAGACAAAACATCAAAAAAAAGACTAAATAATAATGCGCACGATAATTGTACTTTAAATACCATGCATCAGAATATAATAAAAGATTTTGAAACAAAAAATCAAGAATATAACATATGTCTTAAACAATTTGATGAAATGAATATTGAAAACGATTTAATATCATCAAATATACTGTTTTTCAAAGATAATTATTGTGAAAATGATTATACAGATTTATGGGATTCTAATATTAAAATAAAAGAAGAATTAATTAATGTCAAACGCAAGATGAAAGAACTTGAAAATTATAAAGAAATTGATTATTATAATGATACTAGTCATATTCTTTTTGAATATTATAATATGATTGAAAATGAATCTAAATTAAATAATGATAAAAAAAAAACTGTTCTAGATGCTTTGAATAATAAAAAAACAGAAAATACGAATACGGATAAAAGTCAATTAGTAGACGAATATTTAGCATTAACCAATTCAAAACATATAAAAAAAAATAATAAGGAAAATTTAGAAATTTGCAAAATTTGTAATACTAATTTAACATGTTTGCAACATGAAGCAATTTTATTATGTACTAATTGTGGTTATCAAGAATTATTATTAGTTGAACAAAATAGACCTATATTAAAACAAAATGCGAAGGATACATCACATTTTAGTTATAAAAGAATAAACCATTTTAGAGAATGGTGTAATCAAGTACAGGGAAAAGAAAGTACAGATATTCCAGATGAAATATTTGAAAAAATATTAGGTGAAATAAAAAAAGAAAAAATTATAGATCCAAAGACAATTACATATATTAAAATGAGAGAAATATTAAAACGACTAAGAATAAATAAATACTATGAACATATCAATTATATATTAAATAGAATAAATGGGATTCCGACACCTCAGTTTTCAGCAGAATTAGAAGAAAAATTATGTATAATGTTTAGGGATATTCAGGGACCATTTTTAAAACATTGTCCTAAAGATAGAAAAAATTTTTTATCTTATAGTTATGTATTATATAAATTTTTTCAAATTTTAGGTTTAAATGATTATTTGAAATATTTTCCATTATTAAAAAGTAGAGAAAAATTGTATTTACAAGATCAAATATGGAAGAACATTTGCATAGACTTAAATTATCCAATTATACCTTCACTTTGATTTTTTCATATTTTTATAGATAGTTGTGCGAATATCTACTTTTTTATTTTTTGAAAAATTCTTAGTTAAAACTTTTAATATTTCATAAATTTTTTTCTTTGTCGGTTTATTCATACCACCTATTTGACCAAATGATGATTGTGAAACACTTGCACAGGATGGACTAGCATCATTTGAATATGCATAATTTGTTGGACCGTAATATAAATGAGTATTATCACTTGTAATATGACCTATCTTCAAGGTTTCCGCCATATTATTGTGTTCTAAATTATATAAAGAATAAAATTTATCATTTAATAATTATGTATTCGTTTACTAAACTATATTTTTTGAATGATAGTGTAAAAAATACAGGGTTACCTGTTTTATCAAGAAATAATAATTTTAGCAATTTATTGGATTATATTGTTATTAATAAAATACATTATAGTATTAAACGACCAGGTAATATATATATATTATTACCTGTACTTAATTTATTATTTTTAGCAATTAGTTTTTCTTGTTTTATATTTAAAAAATAATAATCATTTATATAATAATGACCGGAGTTTATAATACAGTAAATTTTGAAGGTATAGATGCTGGTCTTGAAAAATATATTTCATTAGATAGTAAAAATTCAGTTATTATTGGACAAGATACTGGGAAGGTAATTTTAGTTAGTTCATATATTAATACATATGATAATACATTTATTGGTTATAAAGCTGGTGAATTTACTGATAATATATCAAAAACAATTTTAATTGGTGAAAATTCAGGTAAACATTTATTCAACGGTACTAATAATATATTAATTGGGAATGATAATAATTCCAATATTTTATATTTTACTAATTCAATATTGATTGGAACTTCCAATATTGGATATACAAGTAATAATAATATTAATATTTTTGGGAACTATAATACAATTGATAATAATATTGATAATTATAATTATAACACTTTCATATTTGGTAATAATAATTCATCTAAAAATACATTAAATTCTTTAATTATTGGTAATAATAATAAAATAGATAATAATATTATAAATAGTAATTACTTATATATAGGTGATAATTTAATTGATAATTCGAATATTAAATTTAATATTAATAATATTATATATGAAACAAATAACGAATTTATTAAGAGTGATATAACTTATTATTATAACAATTTACATATTGCGGATTCAAATAGAAATTTAATTATTGGGTTCGACAATATAGAAGATACTAAACATATTATAAATAAGAATATTGATATAATAAACCATGATATATATTCTAAAAATGGTTTAAGTACAAATTGTATTTCATTTAGAAACGATGATAATAATAATATAACAATTTGTACTAATAATAAAATAACAGATGATATATCATATATATTACCGAAT